CGAGGAAGTCTTTGACGGTGGTTGCAAGGTCTGAAAGGGTTTGTTTAAAACTCTCCCACTTCTCTTTGATTCCGCCAATGAAGTTATCAATTAGATCACGTCCCCACTTCTTAACGTCACCGATTTTTTCTGACCAAATAGCCTTTAACTTGTCCCATAATTCAACAACTGCATTTTTGATTGCGACAAATTCCTTGATTATACCTTCGGCGAGTGTAAGCATCAGCTTTGCCGCCGCTGTTAGGAGCTGAGGGGCTAAATCGATAAAAGCTGAAACCAGATTACTAATAATTGTGGGCGCGGCTTCGATTAACTGAGGAATCGCTTTAACAAGACCTTCCGCAATCGCTAATATCAAATCGACTGCACACATAACCAACTGCACCAACGTGTCGGGGTCTGTTAGCATGGTGACAAGCTGAACGATTACATCCGTTATGGATGCGATAAGTTGAGGCGCGGCTTCGACAAGGCCACGGCCTAACTCTAAGATGATAGACACCGCACTTTGAAGAATGGTTCCCATGTTATTGAGAATACCTTGAACCAAAGCCATGAGGAGTTTCCCGCCTGCTTCGACAATGGCAGGTATCTTCTCGATTAACATATTTAGACCCTGTGCGAGCAATTCACCCAATGCGGTCATTGCTCCGTCAAGTCCGCCCTCATTGAATGCTTGTGTTAAGGTTCCCAATCCTTCCGCACCAAAGTCAACGAACTCTTTTAAAGCAGGAGTCAACTGATCTGAAACGGCAATCTGGGCACCCTCTAAAGCTGATTTAAAAAGGGTGACGCTACCTGCAAGGTTGTCTAACTGAGTTTCAGCCATTTCGCCTGCGGCTCCGTCTGCGTCCCCAATAGCCTTAGACAATTCTCTATATCTATCTGTTGTCGTTCCGAGCAATGCCTGGATAGAAGCAAGGTCGGTTTTATTGAACATAGCCGACAGGGTTTGTGTCTTTTCCTGTTCGGACATATCTTTCATGGCTTCTGAAAGTTCCCCAAAGATTTCGGGAAGTTCTCTCATGTTGCCGTCTGCGTCATAAGCTGAAACACCTAACTGCTCCCAAGCCGCCGCCGCCGCATCCGTTGTAGGATTCATGGCAAGCATGATGTTTCTTAAATGGGTTCCTGCTTCGGTTCCCTTGATACCGTTATCAGCCAAAACACCAAGTACGGTTGACAGTTCTTCGGTTCCGCCCTTGACGTTTCGAGCATTTGCGCCGATTGTCAAGAATGCTTCGCCTAACTGTTGAACCGACGTGTTTGACTTCGACGAAGCCTTTGCCATTTGGTCAACCATTGCGGAAGTTTCGTCAATGGATAATCCCAATGCGGTCTGCGCGTCCGTTACCATATCGGATGCCTGGGCAAGTTCGATTCCGCCTGCCGCCGCCAAATTCAAAACGTTCGGCAACATCTTCATGGAAGTGTCTGCGTCGTAACCTGCTAAAGCCATATAGTTCAACGCATCTGCCGCCTCGGTTGCACTAAAGGCCGTAGTTGAACCCATTTCCTGCGCAAAATCACGCAGGTCGGTTATCTTGTCTACGGTCGTTCCCATGGTTGCCGCAACCTGTGACATAGCGGAGTCAAAATTTGAGCCTGCGTTAATTGCCGATTTAGCAAAAGCACCAACGGCGGCGGTACTTGCAACAAGTCCACCTGCAACGACCTTGCCAAATCCCTTAGCGAACGAATTGCCGGATTTCTCTCCAACACCGTTCATTTCATTTTCAATTTTCCCACTAATGCCTTTCGCGGTCGGCTCTATGAGCACATACGCTGTACCTATATCAGCCATGTTAAGTCCTCGTCTTTTTATACCAAGCCTCGAAATCGTCTGAGTTCTCGAATACGGCTAATTCGTCCTTCTTCTTATCCTCAGTTAATGCCTTGTAAATGCTCTTAGGTTGATTCCGTCCCTTGTGACCGTCCTTAGTAGGTTGCCAAACAAGAACACCCAACCTGTCGGCAATTACCGCCAACAACATTTCTTCGAGGCTTAATTTTCCATTTGTAAGTTTCCGTTTTGTTCGGGAATTATCGCTTAAACCTAAGACTAAAGTTGCCACAAGGGAAGTTGTGATTCCTTTGGGCAACTCTAGCCAATCTGTTATATAGATGTGATAGGTTTCAGCTAAGTCGCAAATTATTTCTTCCTCGCACTTGTTGATGACTTGTGCGAGGGTGATGAGTTTTTTAATTTGCAAGCATCCATAATTTCCGTCAACTCGCGAACCATGGTAGTTGTATCGCATACACCGTTATTAGCTTCGGCTACTGCGTTCATGAAAACTAATGCGCCCTCATCTCCACCAAATATGATTCCGAGCATACTCATTAAAAGAGAGGCGGCTTCTTCGGGTGTAGTCTTAGGGTTTTGCACCTTTGTCAACACATAAAGCAGCCGCACATCATCCTTTACACGGTTATCAATTTGAAAACTGATACCGCTTTTTGTTGTTCCGTTAATGACCATTTTTCTACCTTACCTTTCTTATACGCTAGGTTCTGCGGCACCTGTATACTCTTTGTGAGTAACACCGTTGCTGTCGGGATATGCTGAAACAGTAACACCGTATGCGATAGCGTCTGAGTCGTTGTATGTGATTGCCTCTCTTGCTGTGATTGCTCCATCAGCGATAACGATTCTTCTGGGAAGTCCGTTTCTGAGTGCTAATTCAATTACCCATACAGCTTCTTCGGGGTCATCTGCTTTAACATTTACGGAATAGGTATCGCCGCTTACAGTAACATTACTTGCACCGTAAACTGCCTTAAGAACGTCTGCGTTTTCAGACTCGATAAGTGAGAATGTGAACTGATCATTGAGGCCGTTAAGTGAACGATAAACCACTACTGCACCCCATGCCTTGATTTCTGAAATATCCATGTCCTGATTGTTGGAAACTCCATCCTCAGAAACATGGCCAAGGCATACAAATTTACTTGTATCTAAAGCGGTAGTCGCATCAGTAGGAAGTGTGGTTCCCTTGGGTGCGCGCCAAATACCGCCTGTAACTTTGGGCTTTCCTGTTGATACATAGGACGCTGTATTTGCCATTGCTTAATATCTCCTTCCTAAATTCTAGTAATGAGTGATAACGAAAACCGCTTGGTATCGGTATCGTTTTTCTGTTGAATCTGTGTAGTTGTAGTCACTATTCAAATCGACCGCCGAAATATCGTCACACGAAATCAAATCAAACACTGCAGTTTTAACCGCTTCGTTTAACTCGACGGCTTCAAGTAAAGAGGTCGTGCTATATGACTGAATCGCAATAGTTGACTGAGTGATTTTATTCTCAATTCGGCTGCCTGTTTTCTGAATTACATGGAACTTCTTAGGCGGATTTGCCGGAACCATTGCATAAATCGGATTGACCAATCTTCTATCAAGTTCTTCGATTAACCTTGTCTCTATCATCCTTTTGTCATCCTCAATCCCGAACCACTTAAGGCCGTGAGTAAACGATTGTCCCTTAGACATTCCCTAACGGCTTCTTTCGATTCGGCTTCAATTCGGGTAATGGCTATAAATTCCGACTTTGCGGTATTTACAATGGTGTCCATTTTGTACCCTTCGCCGACAGATTGCATTACTGCTTGTCCTGCGTTCTCTAAAGCCGCCACCATTTCGGGTGATTTCATTAACTCATTCAGACCCTGAAGGTTCACTTTGAATTTCACTTTCATAGCGTTCGACCTTGACTTTCTTGTTCCATCTGAGCGGTATATTTGCTTCAATACCTGCCGTGGGATAACCGATTGTCATATAACGACCTGAGAACGGTGCAGGTAATATTACCTCGGTGTCCGTCCAATCGTGGGTATCGCCTTTAGGTATTGCGAGTGTGTACGCAACCTTCTTGCCGAACAATTCTAATGTGTTGGTAATGTCATCCGTCGAAGGTTCTCCGACTAATACATCAGCCACGTTCTCCGTTGTTTCGGTAAAAACAGGTTCGTGCATTGCGTTATATCCGCTTAGAGTCTTTTTAACTATCTGAATAGTGATTCCTTTAATCATTGTTTTTCTTACCTTCCCATAACATCACGCTTCCGTATGTCTGGATAAGTAAGCCGAGTTTTTTCAAGTCATTCCGCATGATAGCGTTAGCAATTCCGCCACCAGGTACCGCATAAGTTCCGCTCCATGAATAACCAAGTGCGGATTGTGATTCCTGTGTCATTGCGTCACCTTCGGTTGACTGTCTCAATATTCGGCTTACAACATCAACGGTGACCACCTTGACAACGCTTGCATACGGTTCCGATTCTGCTATCATTGCGTCAATATCTTTTCCAACTGACTTTGCAATAACTCGGATTTCATCAGAAACGAGCGGAAGCAATGCCTCCGCCCGAGTCTGTTCATCTGCCGTTAAAGGCCGCCAAAGAGTGATAATGTCGTTCACCGTTGCAAATGCTGAACGGTCACTCATTTCTTTTCTCCTTTGGTTCTCTTAGGCTTGTCTTTCGCAGGTTTCTTTTCAGCGACGGACGAATCGACTAACTGCCAATCCGCGCCACTTACTTTGCAATCCGTCACTAAGACATAGCCCGTTTTAATGTTCATATAACGCATAATTTCTCCTTATACGCTTGCGGGATCCTCGTCACGAACTTTAGCAAATGCCGCAGGAGCGATAATGCCCCAACCGATATAAGCCTCACCACGGAGATATACTTCGTTGTGTCCCTTAAGGTCACGGCCTGCGTTGTCGGGATCACCGTACTCGATAACCTCAAGAGGAATCTGCTTTGCAAAGCCCCACTTGAAGTAATCGCGGAAGTTACCAACGATTGCTCTATCAGCGTTGCCGTTGAATGAAAGTGTTGAGTTGCTATCGATAGGAAGTCCATTAAGAGTTCCAGGAGCATTGCCCCATGCAAGTTCAGGGTAAAGGGGCTTAGCTGAATTTGTGCCGTCCTTGAGTGCTGCTAATGCGCTCTTGCAAGCAGGTGCCATTGCAACGCCGGTAACGTCAAACTCTGCACCCTCAACCATTCCGATTGCGGCTTCGATATTAGCGTTTACTGTTGCTTCGTCGAACTCTACCTTGTTGGTAACTACTGCGTCGAAGTTCTTGTCGGAAAGAATAGCTGCGGAGTTGCCTGTTCTGGGGTTAACACCGTGGAAAGCCATGATGTCAAGACCACGAGCAACCTTCTTTGCAAATCCATCAACGAAAGCTGCAAGGTACTGTAACTTAACCTCGTCTGCGCCGTACTTGAACTCGTCGGAAACTCTAAGGCCGTATTCTACCTTAACAGGAACCATGGAAACGGATGCTACTGCGCCGCCGCCATTAGCCTTTGCATCAGACTCGCCAACAAGATTTACTTCGGAGTCAAGTGAGAATGTAAATACATCCTTGCCGTTGAAAGGCATGGGCTCTGAAGCTGAAAGTTTAGCAAGTGTGGATTTACCCTTTACAAGAGTAATGAGTTCGTTTGTCTGTTCGGGTGTAAAAAGTACGCCCTTCTGTAATGTTGTACCCATAATAAATTCTCCTTTTTAACTTGGATTATTCTGGAACTGTGCGTTGATACCTGCAAGCATCTGCGCAAGTCCAGCATTGTTTGAATTAGTGCCCGAGCCTGCTTCACCTGTCGATAAAGGCGGCGCGGCTTTGGGTGCAAGGAATGATGCGAACTGTGAAGCGTCTGCTCTGAGTTCTTCTTCATTACTTCCCACAAGTCTACCTGCCAATTCAAAAGGTACTCCAGACTCATGAGCAATACGGCTTTTCAGTAAATCAGATTCCGCCGTGGTTGCTCTTGTAGTAAGTTCCGAAACTACCTGGTCATGACTTGCGATTTTTTCATTAGCCTTAGTTAAAAGGTCGTTAGCGTCGGCAAGTTTCTTCTCGTAATCTTCCTTTAACGCGGAAACCTTGTCGGGTGCTAAGTAGTCCTTGTACTGTTCAGCTAACTCGCGGTCTTTCTGTGCAAGTCGCTTCTGAATCATCTTGTCAAATTCTTCCTGAGTTTCGATAACTTTAAATTCTTCTGCCATAATGTTTTCTCCTCTTTAACCGTTGAGTAACGTAGTTTTGTTTTATTAAAAAAGCACCCCGACGAAGGATGCCTTTTAATAACTGATTGATTGTTTTGTAACTGTTGTTTTTGAAGTAGCACAAGCCCAATATGCAAGTATCGCCGAATCCATGATAGCAACGTCATAAGATTCGACTAAAGAACGATACCCGAAGCCACCGTTTGAACCAATCGGACGTTTCTCGCAATTCGTGATTATCTGCTTTAACGATTCCTGTCCGCTATGAACTAACTTCTTAGCGAATAAATCTTGTTCAAACATGGTATTTGCCAAAACGACTTCTCGAACCGCAGGTAATATCGGCTTGGTTTTTATTCCCTCATCCTTCATCTGATCTGCAAGGGCTTGTTGTGCTCCTGCTCCATCAATAACGATTTTTTGAACCTTGGTATTTCGGAAATAATCAAACATCCACTTGTTTCCGGCTCTAGTTGATACACAATCGATTGTTTCGACGAATATCTTGCCGTCCTTGGTCTTAGCTGCAATACTCATTGCCACATTTGCACCGTCACGTCCGTACTTAATGCCCAGATATAACTTATCTTCAAGTTGAGGCTTGGTAGTGAATTGCAACTCAGTCCATTCAGTTTCAGCGAATGCGGATTTCTGATTGTATGAAACCCACAAGCCCAAACGCTGAATATTGAAATCAAGTGAATCTCCTGCAAGTTCTCCTCGGATATTTCTTTCGCTTAAAAGCGTACCGAGTGACGGATTGTATTGATACCACAAATCCACATTTGATATATCGTCCGTCTGCTCTGGGATTGACCATTCCGCCCAACCTGTGTCGGGTGCTTTGTTTTGGTATACATTCTCGCGCAGTCTAACGAATACATCACCGCCAGATATTACCGTCGGTGGCGTACCGACTAGGATTGTTTGTGGGTTCTTTGAAGCGGAAACGGTGTAAATCAAAGCTGATTCCTGTTTGGACGTGTACTCCTGCGCCTCGTCGATAATAAGAAGGTCAAATCCTTCACCGAGTCCGCCGTTGTTCGTCCTTGTTCGGAAATCAATGATGCCGCCGCCGGATATTTCAATATGCTCCAGGCCGTATTGCTTTGACGCAAAAAACGACTTCTCAGGCATTTCTTTTCGTTTTCTCGAATGTTCCTCATACCCTGCTTTTTTAAGTAGCGTATAAAGTCGATTAAACGCATCATGTGAAGTCGTGGTTCGGTGTGCCGTGTGACATATCTTTTCACCGAGATTAACGATTCCGTCAAACTCTCGCGCGGCTAATATTTCACCTTTTCCGTTTCGCCTGGAAACACATAATCCGTAAACCATGTGAGTCCATAATCCGTCTGGGTTCGTTGCCATTATTGCCCTAATTTGAATTTCCTGCCATTCAAGAAGGGCTTGCGTTGTGCTCTTATAGAGGTCAATAGCTTCTTGGCCTCGCGTTTCCGTATACTCAACGTTGGTATAAGAGGGATTTTGATTTCCCATTCTCATACTATTTCGCCTTTCTACTTCTCGCCTTTTTTAGTTCTTTGTCAATCTTGGCTTGGCCTTGGTTGACTATATCTAAAGAGGTTTGCCGTGAATACCCTGTGGCATTCATGACTTTCTTGACAAGTTTATCTGTCTCTAGCCTCTCTAAAACTTGTTTGCGTTCTGCCGCCGAACTAACTGCGCCTTTTGTCCCTTCGCGTCTTGCTAGTTCTTCGGGTGTGCTTTGCCATTGCTTTTTGCTCCAAACGTTTTGTGTCGTTCGGTCGCGTTCACTTGTTACCGTAACAACGCATCTGCAAAACTCATGCCTTCGGTAAATATCGTCGGGCGCGTGTCCGTAATCAAACGTGCCTGCCAGGTCTTGACACCATTCGCAGGCTTTACTTTCCGCAATACGCGTTATCTTGGTTTTCAATCCCGACTTGCTTCTAAAGTCCGCGTTCTCTCTAACGAAATCATCATAGAAAGCCTCGGAATTGTTAACAATCGGTTCGGCTAACCACTTTAAAGCATCATCTATTCCGATTCCATCCGCGGTCATTTTATCGATAAGGCCTTGAATACGTTCTTCGGGGAAATTCGGTTTAACCGAGTTTAGCCCGATTCCTGTTTTAACATCCGTTATCTTCTGAATGTCTGCCGCCGCGTCATTGATTAACCTTTGATTTTCGGCTAATACAGGTTTGACCGTTCGGTTTGCTATATTGTAATACAACTTTCCGTCCGGCAAATTCTCCTCGGTCAATACCTTCTGCAAAGCCTTTGATGCGTTCTTTCCGATTCGTTCTGCATACAAGTGACCGTCTGATAAGGTCGCGGTACCGTCCCGAATCCGCTTTGACACACTAGCCAATCGCCTATCTGTCATTGTGTTCGACTTAAAGGCCGTTTCGATTTCCTGCATTAACTGAGGAACTACGTCTGTTGCCATATTAAATTGCTCCTTCCGCGCTTTATAGTCGCGCATGACTAAATGTTAATAAGTAACCGCTCTGCCCATAACCTCTTTTAAGGCCTGATCCAAAACATTACTTGTTATCTTGTTGTCGTCTTTGCGAATATCATCTTCTTTGATTCCGTCCCAAATATTCGCATCAACTCGGTAATAAATCATACCGTTTCTTTCTTCCGCACTCTGTACTGTTGCAGGAATGTAAACAATATCGCCTGTTGTGTATTTGGTCTGCATAAGTTCTCCTTTATAGCCCTGTGATCTCGAACAATTTCTCCTCGGTTAAGTAATCAGGGTAAGCCGTGTTAATCTTTCCGACTGCATCACCGATTGCACCGAGCATTGATACATCCGCAGGGAATACAGGACTCCAAACAGGTACGGTATAACTTAACTGTGAGCGCTGATATTTCACATTGTCACGAATACAAGCTGCAAGGAAACCTGCGTTAATAATTCCAATATTGAATGACTTCTGGGCTTTCTTCGCCGTTAGTCTTAAGTTCTCATGACTTGCCTTGATTGCGTCGTAGCTTGAAGGATTGCTCTGAGGGAATCCCAAATCGTCAAGCGTTAATCCGACTTCACCTGCAAACAGGCTTGCGAACATTTTTAACTGCTCTATATGAGGAGCCATGCTTTGCTGAGTGAACTGACCTAACTTAACATGGTCTTGTCCATCTTCACCGAGAGAGAATTTCATCATAGCCGACATTGCCGCCGTCCATTTATCCATCTGCTCTGCGTTTTGGTCAAGACCTGTAACATATTTCTGAGGGAATGAATAAAACTCTGCAGAAATCTCCGAACGCTTAATAGTTCTTAATGCACTTCCCACATTTGCCATGCAAGCGCGGCTAATTCTGGAATGACCAAAAGGCCTTACTGCGTCGGGTCTGAATATTACAGGAACTAAGCAAGGGTAAGGAGCCTTATTCGGTCTTGTATCAACCAACTTGCCGTTCTCATAGAATGCCGTCCATTCGTAGGTAAAGTAAGCCTCTTTGGTCGGAACCTGTAACTGATCGCGCTCTAAAACTGCATAACCTTCGTTAAGCATTCCTGTTATCGGGTCAATAATGCCTGTTGCATTGCCGCCGTCAATAACCTGCAACCTGGGGAACCCTGTTTCATCCTCGCTAATATAGATAAAGTCGCAAGCTGAAATTAACGCACCTAATATTGCGGAATCGAAAAGAACGTCCTTGTTGTTAAGGTCGTAAATCCCCGACAAATCAAAAACGTCGTTCCTAAATCCGTGGAAGTCCAATCTATCAGCCAAAGAGTCAACTGCTTTCGCACACCATCCGACTACACTATTCCAATATCTTAATTCCGGCGGCGAACTAATCCCAAAGTCAAAGGTCACGTTCTTCATTTCGTAATATCCGTAACGCGCTAAGACTCTGAGCCTCTTTGCATTCAATTTGTTCTGTAAATATGGTATTCCGTAATAATTCATATGCTTTACCTTTTGTTTTTATTGACTGATTGAGTCAAATTCTGCGAGATATGTCGGCA